AACCAAAAGTTATGTTTACAAAAAACTTAAAAGCATTCAAGGATTTGAATAATGAAATATGACTTTGAACAATCGGATAAAGCTTTTTTCGGCCATCCTAAACCATTACAAACGCTATTTTTTACAGAGCTTTGGGAAAGATTTTCTTATTATGGAATCCGACCCTTACTCGTTCTTTATATGATTGCGATGGTCAATGACGGCGGTCTAGCACTTGATCGACCAACTGCCGCAGCGATTGTTGGATTATTTGCAGGCTCCATGTATTTAATGACCGTTTTTGGGGGATGGGTTGCTGATAACTGGTTAGGCCAAGCACGTGCTGTCTGGTACGGTTCAATTATTATTGCCTTAGGTCACTTATCAATTGCCCTTACATCTGTATTTGATCAATCTTTCTTTTACTTAGGTTTAGTACTGATTGTTTTAGGTACCGGATTATTTAAAACATGTATTTCCGTGATCGTGGGAACACTATATAAAGCCAATGATGCAAGACGTGATGCAGGTTTTTCCATTTTCTATATGGGAATTAACATGGGGTCATTTATTGCCCCACTTATTACAGGGCTTTTGGCGAAAGACCATGGCTGGCATTTAGGCTTTGGTATTGGTGGCATTGGGATGTTAATTGCTTTATTAATTTTCCGTTTTATGGCAATGCCTCAGCTCCAAACATTTAATGAGCTACGCCAAGAAGCCAATAGCTGTAGCAAACCTGTTGTAGAAAATAAAAATGCGCCTAAAATTGTATTTAGCTTTTTATTCGCAGTTGCAGTCGTTATTGCGCTAACCTTCCTCGGTATCATTCACATCAATCCCGTCGCTGTCGCAACCTATTTAACCGTAGGTATTAGCATTGGGATTATTGCTTATTTTGCATATTTACTACTTTTCCTGAATTTAGAGCAACATGAAAAATTTAAAATAATTATTTGCTTCGTTTTATTAGCAGCCTCTGCCCTATTTTGGTCAGCTTTCGAACAAAAACCCACGACTTTTACTTTATTTGCGCAAGATTATACGGACCGTATTGTTTTCGGATTTGAAATCCCAACTGTATGGTTTGAATCAATCAATGCTCTTTTTATTATTATCTTTGCTCCAGTTGCAGCTTGGCTATGGGCGAAGCTAGGTAAAGCGAATAAAGATCCAAGCTATATCAGCAAATTTATTATTGCGTTGTTATTCGCAGCAGGTGGCTTTTTACTTATGTCTCTAGCCAGTCATTTTGCTATTCATGGCGGAGTAGTTTCACCATTTTGGTTAGTCGGTACTTTATTTCTTCTTACCATAGGTGAACTTTGCTTAAGCCCAATTGGCTTATCAACCATGACCAAACTTGCACCTGATGTCATACGTAGTCAAATTATGGGTTTATGGTTTACAGGTACAGCTCTTGGCAACCTTATGGCAGGTTTAATTGGCGGGCAAGTCTCGGCAGATGGTATTAATCATTTACCTAGCCTATTTATGCGCTGTGTATTAGCCTTGGTTATTGGCGCAATCGTGTTATTTTTATTAAAGAAACCAATGAATAAATTAATGGACAAAAGTACCAACAAAGTTCAACCTGATTTGGAAACGATATGAACGACTTAACTGTTCCAGAAAAACTAGCGAAACTTCGTGAACTCATGACCAATCAAAGTATTGATGCTTTGGTTGTCATGAGTGCAGACCCCCATATGTCTGAATATTTACCAGACTATTGGAAAGCAAGGCAGTGGTTAAGCGGTTTTAGTGGCTCTGTTGGCACTTTAGTTGTGACCCAAAACTTTGCAGGACTCTGGGCCGATGGGCGCTATTGGGTACAAGCCGAACAGCAACTCGCTGGAACTGGCTTTCAGTTACAAAAACTGACCAGTGATGAATCTTCTACCCATCTCGCATGGATTGAGAAAAATCTACCGGCGGGTTCGGTTATTTCAGTAAATGGGCAAACACTTTCAATCCAACAATTTAAAGCGTTGGAAAATACAGCAAAGCAACTTGGCTTTAAGCTTGAAACACAGCAAGATTTAATTGGTTTGATCTGGTTAAACCGCCCTGAACTTCCTTTAGAGCAGATTCATTTAATGCCTGAAGGATTAAATGCCCTATCTCGTAAAGAAAAAATTCAGGCAATACGCGAAACGTTAAAAACTAAAGCGATTGAAGGACATTTCATTTCATCTTTAGATGATATTGCATGGGTCTTAAATGCACGTGGACAAGATGTAGAATATAACCCTGTATTTCTTTCGCATTTATATATCAGTGCTCAACAGGCTGTTTTATTCATTGATAGTAACAAAGTTGATTTAACCACCCAACAGGCTTTTAAAGCTGATGGCATTGAGATTCGTGACTATCAAGATTCAGCTCAGTTTTTAGCAAATATTTCTAATGCATCTGTGCTGTTAGATCCCGCCAAAGTATCGATTTATCATGAGCAAGCTATCGCAAAAGATATTCAGGTTGTCTACGACATCAACCCAAGTACACTTTTTAAATCGCGTAAGCATGAAAGTGAAATAGCTCATATCCGTCATGCCATGGTGAAAGATGGTGTTGCCCTTTGCCATTTCTTCCACTGGTTAGAAAAAGCATTTCATCAAAGTCAACGCATTTCAGAACTCACCATTGATGAGAAAATTACGGCTTTCCGTGCTCAACAAGAGGGTTTTATAGGCCCAAGCTTTTCAACGATTGCCGGCTTTAATGCCAATGGTGCTCTACCTCACTACCGTGCAACTGAAGAACATTACTCATTCATTGAAGGCGATGGGCTATTACTGATTGATTCTGGTGGACAATACGTAGACGGCACTACCGACATTACCCGTGTTGTTCCTGTAGGAACACCAACAGAGCAACAAAAACGTGACTATACTCTGGTTTTAAAATGTCATATTGCTTTGGCAAAAACGATTTATCCGGAAGGTTTAGCCGCTCCTCTACTCGATTCAATTTGTCGCCATACTTTATGGCAACATGGTTTAGATTATCGCCACGGCACAGGTCACGGCGTAGGCTTTGCGCTTAACGTACATGAAGGGCCGCAAGTGCTTTCTTATTACGCACCTATTCATGCCTATAGTAAGTTGCGTGAAGGTATGATTCTTTCCAACGAGCCGGGCTTATACCATGAGGGACAATACGGTATTCGTATTGAAAATCTGGTTGCAAACAGACTTCACTCAGGGTTTGAGAAAACCTACGGCGATTTCTTAGAATTTGAAACGCTGACACTTTGCCCGATTCATTTAGATTGTATCGTCGTTGACATGCTAACGGATGAAGAGAAAGACTGGTTAAATAGTTATCATCAAACTGTTCAAGAAAGACTGGCTGAACATTTATCTGGCGATGTTTTAGATTGGTTGATTTATAACACACGTAAGATTTAATCTTCTTGTATGACCAAGGCAGAATAGTTTTTTTATTTACAATAGAAGCTTATTCTGCCTTAATTGTAGTTATCTATAATTTCAAAAAGCCTCACCTCTTAAAGCCCTTTTTTCTGCAAATTTCTAGCGAATGAAATAGTTAAACTGGTTACTTCTTTTTTTGCTATATTAGCCCATTAGAAAACGGCTTCTTATTTTTCAAACCTAAAAAGCCTTTTCTGTAAACAGGTATCAATATGGGTAACTTTTTAGTCACTTATTAAATATATTTTAATTATCATGAGGTTAAGTTCATCATGCTTCTAATGATCGAAAAGAAGTATTGAACAAATCTAAAAAAATCTAGCAAAATTTTGAAAATCACAAATTATTGAAATTTATTAAAATTACAAATCTAGGCAAATCTAAGCAAACTATGCAAAATCACCAATCTTGAGTATCATTTTGAGTATGACCCTAAAAATCATAACCGGATACTCAAGATTTCATGTTAAGTGACTCAAAAATTAGAAGTGCAAAACCGAAAGAAAAGCTTTATAGGCTTGGTGATTCCGATGGTTTGTGTGTTGAAATAAAACCTAATGGCAAGAAGTATTGGCGCTATCGTTTTCAATGGCTCAAAAAAACACAAATGATGAGCTTAGGTGAATACCCTATTGTGGGATTAGCTGAAGCCCGTACTAAAAGAGATGAAGCTAAATCTTTAGTTGCAAGCGGTATAAATCCAGTTGAAGAAAAAGAAAACCAAAAAAAGGCTAAATCTGATGAGTATGACAATAGGGTTCTCTTTAAACATGTTGCTGCAGAATATAAAGCAGAAAAATTAAATAATCGTTCAGAAAGGTATCAAGAAGCTTTTCAACGCGCCTTAGATAAAGATATTTTAAAAGTTATTGGTGATAAGGATATTAAAGAAGTCACCTCAGCAGACGTTTTGACTATCATGAAAAAGACGATTGCACGAGTTAAGCGTCAAAAAAACCATGGTACTGGCGAAGTGTCAGCAATTCAAAATCGTACTTTTATTGGCGGCGTAATGCGTTATGCAATCGCCACACTTAGAGCCGACTATGATCCAACCTATGCCGTTAAAAACGTTGTAGAACGTCCCGAAATAGAACATGCCAGACCCATGGAAAAATATGAGGCTGTGCAACTTAGAAATAAATTAAATAGCTATGGTGGATCTACTACAGTTAAAAATGCTGGCCTTGTAATGCTCTACTCTATGCTCAGGACTATCGAGATCCGCCGCATGAAATGGGAATATGTTGATTTTGAAGCTAGAACAATTACATTCCCAAAAGAGATGATGAAAAAGAAACGTATTCATATCGTTCCTATGTCTGACCAAGTTTTTAATATTCTTCAAGAACAGCGCAACATTGTAGGTAATCGTGAATATGTTTTTCCAGCCATCTATCAAGATGGGATGCTCTCCGCTACTACAATGAATAAAATGCTCGATTACATTGGCTTGTCTGATGTCACTGCTCATGACTTTCGTGCCACTGCATCAACCTTGTTAAATGAAAAGGATTACGATGACAAATGGATTGAAAAACAATTAGCGCATGCAGATGGTAATAAAACTAGGGCCACATATAACCATGCCAAATATTTAGAAAGCAGGCGAAAAATGCTACAGGACTGGGCTAATATTGTGGATAGCTGGGCGGTTTAACCGCCTTGCTTCTTCTGAAAATGCCACCAGACTTTTTTATAATAAACTTCGTCACGCAAGAAATTAATTTTTAATTCGTTGCCATTGAGGTCATAAATTTTAGTGACCTCTCCTTTCTTATCTAGATCTGCTAATAGATCTGCAACGCGAGAATATGCATGATAATGAATTTTGATTAACTGTGAAGACATAACAATAATTCAAAGTAATTTTAATAATGATACATCAATCCATCGTTCAAGTAAGTTAAGTGTATTGCGCAAATTTATGCTCATATTTGCTTAATATTGATATTTTTGCGCAAAATTATTCTCAGAAGAAAAAGGCTATTTTAATTACTCTTCTATTTTTTGATACAAAATGCCAATCAAACATAAATGTTATTTTTTCTCTAGTTACTATTTTTCAATAACTTAAATTAATATCGAGAAGTTGGCCAAATACTGCAGCTGCTTTGGCCAACCTTAGGTAGTTGGTACAAAATGTCAATTAACAACACACTGTACGCAAATGCTGACTCTAATATTATTTTTGATCGTATGGGCTGTGCAGCCCGATAATAGAATACACAGCACAGTAATAATCGAAGCAAACTTAGTTCGCTTACTGTGAAAGATTTTCATGCTAGCCGATCCGGTTAGCAATCCAGCCATAGAAAAACTGTTCCTGCTTTGGATTACGCTCACAGATTTCAATGTAGCGTTGTCCTTGCATAATATTGAGAACTCGCACCAGAACTTTCTCGCCTTCTTTCCCGCGTTTGGCCAGATAGGTTTTTAGAGCTCTAAGAGTTTCAGATCCATAAACACCATCAACCTCTAAATCTGCATATCCAGCTTTACCTTGGTTGTTTAGTAAGTTCAAAGCTCGTTGTAAAAGAGGTTTTGCAAAGGAATACACTACATCTGAACAATCCCCCCCCTAAAATTTAAAGATTATTACCAATCAATCCTATAACTTACCTATAAACTTTTACAACTACCTCACTATACGTCGAAGTAACTGTGCAGTCTTGAGTAGAATGCACAGTAAAATTAGGTACTTCACATTGATACTCGATTAGCAATCCAGCCATAGAAAAATTGTTCTTGGCTTGGATTGCGCTCACAGATTTCAATGTAACGCTGACCTTGCATAATATTCAGAACTCGAACTAAAACTTTTTCTCCTTCTTTCCCGCGTTTGACCAAATAAGTTTTGAGTGCATTAAGAGTTGCCGGACCATATATCCCATCTACTGATAAATCTGGCCACCCTGCTTTACCATTGTTATTTAGGAGATTCAAAGCACGTTGTAAAAGAGGTTTTGCAAATCCGGTACCGCAATTCACACCAGTGTCTAGAAGCTCTTCAGCTACAGCAGAAGAAATGATATTCACCTGATCAAAACGTGGGGCTGTCCAATAGTTTTTGCGATAAATTGCTTTGGCCACATCCAGAGGTAAATCTCGCATATTACCTTTGAATCCATTTGCTCGAGCAACTGCTTCAGTAATTCCATACTTAGTTGCACCACCACGGTCTGCTGGGTTATTTACGTACCCGCCTTCTCGTTTGATCAACTCATCAAGATATTGTTCGATGTTCATTTCACTTTCCTTTAGACGTAAAAAAGCCACCCGAAGGTGGCGCAGTTTTTTCAAGTTGGTTCATGCTTTTATAGAAGCAATAATTACATCCAACTTCCACATTAAGATTGGCACGGAAAACAAAAGAATAAATGCAACTATTGTTTGCCATAAGCCATACTTTTCAATAGACACTTTTATAAGCTCCACTATTGGTTTAAAATGCTCCATATAGATTTACTTTCCTCTTACTTTCGTCGGTGGGTGGAATGAAAAACCCCGGTAGTTAGCGCTACTGGGGTTTTGTTTTGGGTATTAAAAAACCCACTCGATGAGTGGGTTTTGTTAAGTTGATTTTATTAGTGACGAATCAGACTACCTGAAATTTCAAGTACTCCCATCAATCGACTTGACTCCATCAGTGGGTGAAACCAACGGTCGCCATAATGTTGATTACCTGTTGTGTAGCTTATGGTTTTTAAATCATCACTAATGATTTCTCTATTAAGAGGTCCTCTTAAATCCATTGTTCGAGTGAGTTTTAGAACTGCAATATTGGTTTTAAACGCATATTCAGCTAAGTAGTGACCTTGTTCATTACTAAGCATGTGTATTGCACGATAGATTTTGCTTGTCACAAAGTTTTGGGAAATAATTGCATCTACCAGATCCTTAACCAAACCCAATGTTTCATTATCAAATAAAGAACCTTGAGCCTTCTTCTCTGCACTACTGTACATCGCAATCAGATGATGAACATATTCCACTGCAACAGGAATCATGTCATATGGGATTTCATCAATATGCTGAACATTGAAACGCTGATGAACTAATTTATAAGCATCGCTGTAATTCAAATGCTTAGTTTTAGCTACAAGAAGATTTACAGCATTGGTTAGGGGTTCACGTTCGGATTTGTGGGTTTTGGCAACTGGTGTGCCAACTTCTTTATCTAAAACATCAAGTACCCATTTGCGGAATTGCTTCGCTACAGCAGTGCGGGCAAACATTGCTATTAAGTGGCAACCGCGTAGTGAGAAAACTCGAACTTTCTTTTTTAAATTTCGTGTTTGTTTCGAGGTCACTGAATCAGTGACCTCGATATTCCCTGATGTCAAGGATTCGATGACTTGAGTCATTGAATCCGTGAATTCATCTTTATTCGAGTTATAAAGATTACTTACAGATTTAACACTTTTATAATCTAACGCCTGCGCCAACTCACCCGCCGTTAGGTAAATTTGGCCATTATCTCGAACAACAGGATTAAATTTCACTTCGTTAAAGCTTAATGCTAAACTAGACATGTCAATTTTTCCTTCTTAGAAAGTTGATAGAAGCCCCTTAGCCGTCCAAAGTTCAGGGGCTTTTTGACATTAAAAATAATGTCATTGACAGTAAGATACTACACCATTAGAATTAGTGTCAAATATTTTTGAGACATTATCATGAGTAGAGAGAAGCAAGATGATTGGAAACGCACACAAGTGCGAATGCCCCAAGATCAATATGATGATGTTGTGAATTATGCAGAACAAAACAACTTATCACTAAATTCTGCAATGCTTGAGCTCATTGACAAGGGACTAACTCAAGAGCAACAAGGTGTTGGAATGGGGCTTCCTCCATACTCCGAATATTTAAAGTCTATTGAAAAAACGGTATCAATTACTGATGACAGCATCGAAAAAATCGCCGAGAAGATTGTTAACCGCCTTAAAAAAGCACCCTAGGGTGCTTTTTTCTATCTTAATATTTCTTTTTCGCAGCATCCAATCCATCTAAGAATGAAACTACCATATCGGAAGGTACTTTGATAATCCGATCTTGTTGACCTTTAAGTTTTAGCTCAAAGCCATTTTTATTTTTTCTTAGAAATGGTTCTGACAATGATACTCCAACTATCTCACTTAATTTACAGTCCATATACCTATTAGAGCAGTCTGCATCTCGATCAATTTTCACAACTTCATGAGTATTTCCATCGGTATCATAGGCAATTTGAATATTCCCCCATTTACCTATGAATGATGTATTCAAATACAATTGACTTGTTAAAAGTTTCTTTGTTGTTGGGTTGTATGTCCCTCGCAGTAACATATTATCGAAATCTTTAGTTTTTATATTAACTATTTTTTCAAAACGATCAAAAATTACAGATGCAGAAGTGTCTTTTTGCTTCAGAGCACTTCCAAATAATTCAATATAGCTCCCCTCATCAGCCTTACTACCATCGGCTTTTAAAAACATAAATTGCGTAGATTCTGGTCTTAAAGTTAAACCTCCACTTAAATAATAAGTTTTACAGTCAGATGTTAATAATTTTGAGGCTAAAGCCCTATCATGCACATACGATTTATTATTAATAACAAATTCTGAATATCTAGTTGGAAGTAATCTCTTTTCATTTGTGCTGGTGAGCACGCCTGTTTCTACTACTTTGAATTTATTATTTTTCAACGATTCATAATTCTTTTCATTGCGTTGAATTCCAGCAAAAATATCCTTATTCGGATCAACAAAAAAAGAGTTAAGCACATATTTTTTTGACATATCTGTTAAAGAAAATTCACTTCCTTGCAATTTCTCATAACCACATTCACTTGCGTGAACGCTTGTTAACCCAAAAAATCCAGCACTCATTAGCCCTGCTGTTATAAATAGTTTCTTCATATCATCACTACAATGTAATACTTAATAAAATAAGAGCACCCATGCCATGAGTGCTCATGTTAATTACCAATCAGCATTAACTTTTTGTTGAGTTTTTATTTTCTCAGCCATTTCATCCGATGATTTATTTAATTCATCCATAATTATTTTAGCTGATGGATAGTCTTCAGTAATAGGTCTATTAGTTTCATTATATCGAACTCCACTAATTACCTGTGCTGGTTTATAGTGAGTAAGATTATCGTAACTCACTTTCATTTTCCCATCTTTTGTATCTACACGCACTGTGAAATCCACTCGATCACCAGCCGTAACAGTCATACAATCAGCAAACCCAGAACAACGGTATGGCATATTACCTTTGCCAATAATTGAACCCGTAGTCTTATCTTCATACTGAATTACTGCATTTGCCGAGCGAAAAGCTGTAGCAAACCATTGACGTGCGCCATCATAAATTTGCCCTTGCTTTAATCCATCTATTTGATAAACCTTTTCAAATTTTACAGGTTCTGATGGTTGCTGAGGTGTGGTAGCACACCCAACTAACCCAAGACCAATTAAAACCGCAGCTAATAATTTTTTCATGAATTCACCGTTTGTTATAAAGTGTACTAACTTTAACAAACTGGTTACTAAATGTCACATAAAGGAAAACCACCCGAAGGTGGTCGTTTCATAATATTGGTCGTCAATAGGTTTTCGTAGTAGTCAGCGGCTTGCAGTGTCAACAGGTAATTTCTCTCTTATACGTGTACTTCTAAACAAGACCGCCCGAAGGCGGCATTAACTGTTTTCAATGTCTTTTCTGGCATTCTTAAACTCTTTGATCACTTCAACGATCGTTTTACCTTCCTGTTTATCTATAAAATTAAAAATCCAACGGACTAAAGCCCAACCGGGTAAACCACAAACAAAGAAGAACCCACCTAGAGCAATCATCCCCCATACATCAGTAACCCATTCATGAAGTCCCCACTTCACAATAATGAATGAGCCGCCAGCCAAACTTGATACAACCGTACAGATCAAACCAACTGCCCACTCTTGTGGTGAGCGTGGCATACGAGTCATTAATACAACTGCTGCAACCAAACCGACTGCTAAAGTCACCATGATTGCAATCCCATATAATTTTAAAAGTGCTGTAAAACCGCTAGTGGAAACTGGTTCCATTGATATCTCCAGATATTTTTAGACAATAAAAAAGCACCCGAATTGGGTGCTCAAAGTTCTTTTAAAGTTTAAAGTGTTTGTAAGATTTTCCCTCCGTTAGTCAATTGAGTTGTTTGCGGTGCCACCCCAACAATTGCAGGTCCACCCGGCCCCGGCTGGCCTTCAGTCGTTCCATGGTATTGCCAATTCCATGTTCCACCATTGGTAGACTTGGTACCACGTTCGCCCCATCCACCGCCATCACCCGATAATGGAGATCCATAACGGTCATTTTGGGTTCGGTAACCTTTACCGGGCACCGAAGCTTCAGCATCAGTGATTTTCATAACCAATAAATAACTCTCCAGATAGAGGCGATAATCTTGTGAGTCATTTGAAATCGGCTGTCCAGTCATTACCCGACCAAATGGTGCTCCAGCTCCACCGGGAATACCCTGAACTCCATACGATAATCCTGTATAAATACCGCTTGGTGTTGCTCCACCACCTGAGCCGCCTCGAGCCAGAGTTCCACCATCAATAATCAGGTTTAGTTTACTGTGCCGGTTTAATAAACCGGGTGCTCCCTGAAAACCGTCACGGCGGGTTTTAGTAAAGTTATAATCCGGATCGGTAGACCATGCACCAAATGCCAAATGTGGCAACCCGCCATCTCCACCACGTCCAACAACAGCACCTTTAATAGTCAAATTTACCACGAGATCAGGTGGGAACTCACCAGTATCAATAGCAGGTAATTCTGATGCAGCTGGAACGATATACTCTCGTTTTGCAGGACTAGAGTTATAGTCGAATTTATAGACAAATCTGGTTTCCGGTCGATAAGAACTTGAACTTGAAACTAGTGCACCTGCTTCAACTACAAAACTGATTTCTCCAGTCGTTGGCAAATCCCCTCTTTGCATCTGATATAAACGTGCCAGATTAATATCCAGCTGGTCATATCGAATGTAAATCGGTGAATCATCAACCGGCACATCAATAAAGTCCTTGTCATTGAGGTAATAACGTTCATCGTAATTAATTGCAGTAATGGTATTAGAGAACTGGTCAGCCGGTTCTCTTTTTGCAACCAGATAAGGCAGTGAGCCTTTGGTATCGTCATTAACTACGGTGTAGATAGTATTCACAAAGTCATCGGGACTAAGCTTTAAGGCCCCGTTCGGTAAACGCCCTAAAACTACTTTGTTCTTGGCTGAACCCGGCGTAACGGGAATCAGGTCCACGGTACCATCCCCCATTTGCAAATAAATCACATAACTCTTGCCTGCAATGAAATCGACATCATGGCTTAGGGTGAGAATTAAACCTTCTTGCTGTACCACCTCACCGCTTTGATGAATACCATTGCGATAATCAGCTACAGCGATCCGGTCACGTAAAACCAGTAATTCTGACTCAGGTGCCGCATCAAAGGTAATGGATTTGCGCTGGAAGCGAAGCTTGTTCCAAAGCCGGTACGCATTAAAATGAGCTTGCCACTTGTTACGCACACCTACAGATTTCACCTCTTTGGGGTTCTTGGCCCCTTTATCCGGTAGATAGATATTGATACGACTATCGTCGGCCGGATCCGTGTATTCATAGATCAGTCCATCGTAGTCATCCATCACGCCAAAGGTAAGATCATGCTTGTAACTATCAGGAATAATATTCCTGAAGTTAAATAGCATTACCGAGTTATCAGTTGGACGTTCAAAATAAAGCTTGAGCTTATTATTTTGACGATATGCAGTACAAAACACGGCATCACAAAGATTGGTGACCAGCTCTTCAAAAGACAGGTTTGTATCATCAATCGTAGTACAGAACTCAGCCGCAAGTGGTGTACCAAAATAATCAACTACATCGTTATAAGTCCGATAGATATTTTCCAGATCTATTTCGTCGATCGTACGGCGGCCTATCTTGTCATCCAGTGCCATTGAAACCAATGCATCAGCAAAGCTTGATGTTGGAAATAGCTCTGTCGTCATTGCGCCGTTTTTAAAAGTCGGTAACATCCGCTGAAGATCAAAATTGATCTTGCGGGACTTAACAGATAAAGCTCCAGTGGTTGCATAAGTGCGCGCACGAAAAACCGTTTCATGTTCATACACTGTGCTTTGCAAAGGATAAGCACCATAAAGCGCCTGCCACTTTACTTCATCTACTACCGTTGTAACCGCCGGTGTTGGTGTTAAACGACGTGCACGGACACTACAGCGACCTTGAAATGTCACCATATCCAGCGTTGCGCCAACGGTTTGACGCGACTTTGCCGAACCTTTCAAAATGATCTGCTTCAGCATCGGATTACCAATCGCTGCACCAGATTCATTTACCGGTGTTACTTCAACTTCAATCGTGACGTTAACAGCGGCCTGATTCCCACCTGAAGAAACGGTATAAAGTCCATTTGTGGCCACAAAATTACACAGCACCCGGCTACGTTCAACATTGTCCAGAATGAATGGACCAATCCATTTTTCACCTATTGAACTGATCTTTGGTGACAAAGCTGCAGTTTGTTGGTTATTTAACTCTTTAAGCTTTAACCAGTTAGCATTAACGGCCGCCGGATTTGATAACGTCATTCGATCATCTGCTACCGATAGAACGCTGTAAGTGCCGTTTAAATCATAAGTCTGGCCGTTAAACGTGAATGAGGCATTGGTGATTTCTACGCGGTCATTACTTACAAACTTAGTGGTTAAATCCGTATTGTTTGCAGATGCCCGAAGGATCTCGTTTGGATATGCAAAATGAAGGTAGTTCGTACCTTCTAAAGACTGTGTATCTGCTGGACGGAGAACTTGGCCATTAACAGAAGTTTGATGCTGAACCGTTAGTGGCGGCGTGGTAATTTCGGTACCAAGCGAAAAATATGGCTCACCTGAAACAATATCTACACCTGGTCGAAAGACTTCTACCGATGCGCCGGCAATATCAACAATGTTGGTTTCACCATCATATGCACCGTTAATTTTATAGTGACCACGACCAATACAACCAACAACATGCTCTACTTCGACATTGTTTTCATATACCTTGTAAGGCACAGTAATCAGATCAGGGGTATCGTGAGCGGCACCATAAATATCTGCGATACGACCATTTACGCGAGTTTTATTTTCACGGTTTGATAATTCGTTATTTGCAGACGAGGATTGATTGTTATTCTGGTTGGTTTGGGTAATTGAGGGCACAGGCATTAATAATGCAACAGCCACACCCATAACTATAGAAGCAACCGCTATCCAAGCTAGAGTTATGGGGTCTATACCCTTGGGATTCTCAATTACAATGAAAGTGCCTGGCAAGAAATCGAGCTGCTTTAATTCATATGCATTCTTCGGTGTGACTTCATTCGCAAATGAAATTTCGGCATGATCCATATTACTTGTTGTATGGAAAATACGGACATGTTCAGGCATATAATCATATTTTGAAGTAAGCCATTGACCCAAAGTTTCGGCGTGTTCAATTGTTTTGTCTTCGGATAAAGGGTCTTGTTTATAAATAATCTTAATCATAGAAACTCACACGATTAAATCCAAATGCTTGAACGACTTGAATTGGCATCCATGAAACGCCTGATTCCTGCAAATGCAAAATACGCCCCAAACGAAAAAGCCCCACATGTGGGGGCTTGTTTCGGTATCTCGAGTGAAAGGCGACTATGCAGCCTTCCTTGGGCATGGGCAGTGGATTTAAAAGTTTTAACCTTGATGGTAGAAATACCTTTTCTTTAATAGGCTTCATAAAAAATTCAAGTGCTTCCACCCGGTCTATTCCATATAGATCCAATGCAGCTTCATGAGCAAAATGAACACAGTTGTAGTTTTCCTCGTCATATTGTCTATCAAGCAAATGATCATGACTTTTCATATAGCCCCCTTGAGACCAGTAAAGCGGTCTAGTGCAAAGATATCTCCAGTTTTAGCGGTATTTAATCGTGGAGATTCAGCTTTGAACGTCACAGCTTTATGGTTCATGGCAACACTGGAGAGTTGCAGTCCAAGTAAATAAAACATTGGAGAGTTCAGATTGTCTGAACTGTAAATCCGGTAATTTACGGTTGGCTTTACATCTGGATATTGCCCTTCGATTACCCGTTCAAACTCATCTGGCATCACATCACCTAGACCAGAGATAGAAACGGTTAATGTCTGGTCCAGATCACCCAGCATTCCGGATCTTTGAATAGATGCTGGCAAAAATTCATAATAGACCTGACCGGATCCTTCCTTATGTTGTACATACACCCCACGATCATCATTACGAACTATTCGGTATATGTTCATAAAGGAAGGATGAGAAAGCTCAATACATTCCAGTTGATAAACATCGACTTTACGATTGAAAAAGAACTTGGCGTATTCGTTATCCATTAGACCTCCCAATCCTTAATCAAAGCTATATCGGCCGTAAGGTTAGGCTGGTTTTGAACAACTTCGAGCTGTGCATTTACCCGGTAAAGGTTGCCATTCACTTCATTGGTCTTGAACGAGTTCGGAATGAAATTGCATTGGTATTGCTGACGTGTTCCTTGGTCTATGACCAAATCCGCATAGAATGAAGCTGGCTTATTCTGATAGATCCGCCAGAAAGCCATCATTTTATTGAAATCGGTTTTACTTAAATTCCAGTTCACATCGACAATATGACTATTACGTTTTACATCGATGTAATAGCGACCACGTCCGCCATCCATCTGCTGACGTTTCACATCATCACCTGGTGTTACGCCATAGCCGCTGGTCTGAGGATTTAGCTTTAACTTGTACATAACTTTCCTTCAGGTAATAAAAAACCGACCTCATAATGGGTCGGTATAAAAGTATCTTTAACAACTAAAGTCTTGATATTTCTTCAGATATCTGACTAGATTCATGTAAAATATAGTTTATTAATTGATTTGAAATCGTTAGATGAAGATGATAGTCAGCTGTTGTTCTAAACCTCTTTAATTTTTGTATTCGATTTTTGATTTCCGCAGCTCTTTTCTGAATCATTTCAGACGTTGAACCCGCAGGGTACCCACTAAGTCTGCTATAGACTTTTTCATGAGCTCCACATTTTGTCTTTGTTACTGGCCATAATAGTCGTTGTTCTAAATGATGTCGGACTTCATAAAAAGCATGGTAATAAGCACGCCCTATAATATTCCTTTTGTGACATTCATCATATTTTGTAGAATTACCTAACAGCTCATAACAGTAATTTAGTGTATCTGTAGTAGCCATTTTTCAATCCACGCCCACTTCATAAGGAATAATAAAATATGAAAGTTTATTCAGTTCATCAATTAAACCCTCATCATAGCATTTACTAAATATTTCTGAATTCATAGCGTCAATCTCATCAAAACTTCTATCGACATAAAGCAATATTAAAAATTCATCATCAATAAAACTATATTCATATTTTCGACACCGAACATTCCTTGAGTTAAAACATTTAAAAAGAATTGAACCGATATGTTTCAAGACTCTAGAATCAATTTCTAGTTTATTTTTAATTTCAAAAAACTGAATAAATTCATTAAA